GAGGATGGCCCGCCTGTTTGTTCCGGTGCTCGTCGGCATTCCGGTGGCATCCACCCGCTCGTTAAAACCCATGTCCCAGGGCTTCACGTGCCAAGTATCTTCCTTGTAGTCAATCTCGAACGTGGCCTCCCAGTAGGGAGTCGCCGTTTGCGTTGCTCCGCTCTGGGTAACGATGATCCTCTTTTGAAGATTACCGAACGTGCATTTCCAAGTGTCGACCGCACTTGAACCAAGGCTCGGCCAGAGATCGTTGTTAGTCTTGTTCGACGATCCTTTGATCTGCGCGAACGCCGTGTTTATCGACGTATAGGAACGGGTCAGCGTCCACGCCATGTAGCAGATCTCGCGCTCCATCCCCTCGAGCGGATCGCCTGCGGAGTTGGCGAGGATATTTCCGTTGCGGTCCTGATAGAACGGCAGCGTTTGCGTGGTGCCTCGGGCTTGCCATGCGTCCATCGGCAGGCCGGTGATCGGGTCTACTTCGACGGTCGGAACGTAATATTGAACCGTCACCGCCCACAGGAGCCCGGAGCCATCGGCCGCGGAGTAACTCCACCGCATCGCCTTACAGGCGGCGAAGGACGGGTGCGCCGTTCCGTAGGCCACGCCGGGGGCGGTGAGGATCGCGGCCACGCTGGTCGTCGGCGGCGGGGCATCGACACGAACCAGCCACGTTTCCGACAGGTTGTGCGACTGCCGAAACTCCCCGTCACCGGAGGCCTTGTTAGGTAGGTACTTGGTTGCGATGACGGACATGGTTTACCCCGCGAAGGAGAGCTCCTCGATGTCGACACCCATGTCCTCGGTGTTGTCGGCAATCCTCTCGGTGGCCCGAGCCGTCCGCTCTGCCGCGTCTTCCGTCTCGCCACGCATCAAGCGGAACATTTCCGCTATGCCCTCTTTGGAGCGGCTGTCGACGGCCCGGAGCTCTCGATTGGCGGCGGTGATGCCAGCGGCAACACCAGCGGCCACTGCTCCGCCGCCGCCGCCAACACCACCGGCCCCGGCAATGGTTGTCTTGTTGGCCTCGTCGAGTTGGCCAGCGGCCAAACGGGCTTTCGCGAGAGCGATGTCGAGGCCAACCGACAGCGGGCCCGCACCACCGGAGCCACCTTTGCCGGCCCCGAAGAGGTTTGCGAAGTTCTCGCCGGCCGCGATGAAGTTGGCGCGGCTGGCCTCAGCGAGGGAGTAGGACATCTCGCGGGCCGTGTCTGAGATCACGCCGACCACCCGAAGAACAACGGCTGCGTTGCCAGTGAACACCGCCGCCAGCCCTCGGCCAACACCAGCCATGTACGAAGCCGCTCGCCCGATCAGGTCCGTGACGGTGCCCCACACGGCCCCTATGCCGCCAGCGAACTCCCAGACAGCAGACAGTCCAGAGATAATCGCATCGCCCACCCCGGCCATGTAGCGGGCCCCAGCGATGATCCCCTCCCCGATCGCCTGGCCGATGTTGCCTCCGCCCATCGAGCCGACGAAATCCGTGAAGGTCGTGGCGATTGATGTGATGGACGGCGCGAGGTAGGCGGTGATCTGCTTCACGATCCCGCCAATGGCCGCGGAAACCTTGCTGAACGAGTCGTTCATCTCCTCGACGTCGCGGCCCTGAGCCCCGGTGAGGGCCATTCCGAAACGCTGGGCCTCCTCGGTGGCCTCCTGGATCGATCCGGCCCCGCCGGCAAACAGGGGGAGCAACTCCGCCCCCGACCGGCCGAACAGCTTCACTGCCGCGGCGGCCCGCTCCGCTTCGGTCGGGAGCCCGGCAATGGCATCAGCGATCTCGGAGAATCGCTCCGCGGACGACAGCCCTTGGAGATCGCCCAGTTCAAGGCCGATGGCAGCGAAGCCCGCCTGGGCCGTCTTCGACCCCTGTGCGGCCTTCACGAAGGCAACGTCTGCCTTCGTGGCGGCTGCCCCGATCGTGTCCATCGAGACCCCGGCGAGGTCGCCAGCGTGAGCCAGGCCGGCCAACTCCGAGTAGGTCATGCCGAGGCGGGCCGATAGTTTGCTCGTCGAGTCGATCGCCTCGGCCTGGGCTTGGCCCACGTTGACCAGGGACCGGGCGTAGCTCATGGCGGTCGACGCGACGGAGCCGAGCAGCTGGGCCCCGCTGATCGCGTTCAGCAGCTGCATCCCGGAGCGGAGGCTGGCGACGTCCTTCTGGAGCCCCTTCAGGGAGGAGCTTGCCTTCGACACGCCAGCGGACAGCCCGGCGCTCGAGGCGGTGAAGATCGCGCTGACCTTGCCGATTCCAGCCATGTCAGATTCCTTGGGCTTCCATCTGGGCCGCGAAAAACGGGATCCGTCGCAGCTGGGCTTTCAACTCCTCTTCGGTCTGGACCGGAGAGCGGTAGCTCGGCAGGAACTTTTCCTCGAAGTCAGGCTCGACCTTGGCCCCCTGGGCCGCCGCCGTCACCGCGGCCAATTTCCCCGACCTCGCCCATTCGTCACCGAAGGGCTCGACGCGCCAGAAGGCCATCCACCATTTCAGCTGTCGGAGCGTGATCTGCTTCGACAGCGTTTCGACATCCCACTCTCCACACGCCAGGGCCAGCCGCCCGAGAAACAGGGTCAGGGGCTGGCCGCGGATTTTTCCGCCTGGTCCTCGATCTCCTTGTCGTCGACCTTGAGGAGCTCGATCCCGACCTTCCACACCTCGAGGAGCCCGTCGGGCTTCCACGCTGCCAGGGTCGGGACGTCGGCATCGGTGAACAGTCGTTTCCCTGCCTCGTCGCACAAGAGCAGACAGGCCACCTTCGCGCGCCACGGGGCCGGCTGGCCCTTGTTGGCCTCACAGAACATCGCCCACTCGTCATAGGCCTGGGCGGTCGGATCCAAGAGGAAGACATCCCCGCCCCACGCGGCGACATGGAGCCGCGTCGCGGGTGAGCATGGTTACCCCATGAATTGAAACTGGTACGAACCTTGGATCAGTTCACCGGCAGAGCCCACACGCTGGACGTTTGCCAGTTGCGCGGGCCAGCTGGTCGTGGTGCCAGCGATGGTGAACGACAGCGTGGCCGAGAGGCCGATGTCGGAACGGGCGAAGGGAGGATTCCCCCAACACCGGAAAGAGATCGAGCCGGGCTCGATCATGGTGATCTCGACCTGGCGGATCACCCGCGTGTTTCCACCACTGCCGACGATCGTGGCGGTGGAGCCGGTGGTGTCAGTCGGGGACGCGGCGGAGTATTGCTCGTCGAATCCGATCAAGCCACCGAGCGCGACCCCGCCAAAGGAAACGGAGACGTTTTGCGCGGATGGGATAGCGGTCATGGACCGTCCCCCATTCAGCCAGAGATCTTGAAGGTGGCCGTTCCCCTGACGTACTCACCGACAGCGCCACCCTCTTCGACATCCGTACAGAAGGCGTTGCCGGTGATCGCCAGACCGGAGCAGGAGATCGCGTACTTCGTGCCCTTGGTCGGGGGATTCTTCCCGAAGTATTCCAGGCTGATTTCGTCGCCGTCCTTGAGTGGCTCGGCCTGGTAGACGCGCAGCGAGTCGGCGGCCTGGGAGCAGTCGGAGACATCGACAAGCGGGCGGGATTCCTTCCGCTTGATGTTCGTCGCGCGGAACTCGATGGAGTTGAAGCTAAACGTCAGGCCCTGCATCGTGTCGATAGTGGCCGGTGCGGCGGGCATGATTACTCTCTCCAGCGGATGAAGATTTGGAGCTCGATCACGAAGTAGGAGGGCAAGTCCTGCCCATCGGTGAGATAGACGGCGGTGCCGTCTCGATCACTCCCAACGTGAACGTGGTCGATAATGGCCCCATGGGCAGTGCCGGTGAAGTTCTGGACGGCGGCCACGATGGCATCCGCCACAGTCCGGGCCGATGTCCATGTGGCCCCGCACACCTCGAGCGTGAACTCCCCATCAGCGAACCCGGTCAGGCCGCTCGTCTGGAGGGGCCGCTCGGTCGATTCCCGGGAGTAGACGACGAACGGCAGGGCCGCGGATTCCGACACGGCCACCGGCCAGGCCAGAGCCCCGGCGGTGGTCTCGATCGTGGCCTTGAGCCAGGCTTCGGGGCTGCTCATTCAGCCTCCCCGGCCGGGTCGGCCTCGATCACGCCAGCGGCCAGGAGCTCGGCCAGGAGGGGCGCGTCGACGAAGAGGGCATCGCCCGGGAGGTAGCGGCCCCAGGGGGCGGTGAACTTGACGAGGATGGTTTCCATCGGCGGATCTCCGGGGGGTCAGCGGGCGGCGCGGCGGGCAAGTTCTTGGACGGCAAGATCGAGCCGAATGCCCATCTGCATTTCAAGTTCAGACAGGATGCCGGACTTCTTCGCGGCGAGCGTGTCGCGGAGCATGTGTCGCGGTGGCATGGCCCCGGTGGATGCTCCGTTCTTTCTGCGGCGGACAGGCGAGCCGGCCTCGACGAGAACGGAGTGATTCCCTTTCTGGTTTTTCTTCGTGCCCTTGCGCGAATACCCGACGATGCCGATGGCTGTCCCGCGGAAAGCCTCACCCGATCCGCGGGAGACCTTCTTCCCGAACTTCACCACGGTCGTGACCGATCGCCGCAGGTTGCCGGTTTTTCCGCGGGGTGTTGCGGCCTTCAAGTCTTTATGGAATGGCTTGATCGATTCCCTGATCGCCTTCTTCAGGTACTTCCGGGCCAGCGATCCAGGGAGCTTGGCATAGGCGCGGATCAGGTCATCGATGTCGCGATTGGACTTCTCAGAAAAGAACGCGGAGAAGAAGAGGCCGGGGGCGCTCATGTCTTCTTCTCCGAAGCCTGGATGGTCTGTTCCGGATCGGCGTCATCCCCAACAACCGAGGAAACCACCAGGATTCGGCCGAGCCGGCTTTCCCACACGATCCGGGAGGAGCCGTCGAGGCCTGGGACCGAGGGGACCACGATCAGGTAGGAGGCCTGCCCGGAGGTCTGGCCCTGGTCCTGGGACTCGCTGTAGCCGATCTGCTCGATGGAGCCCCGGCGGCGGGCGATCTTCACCCACGACACCGATGCCACCTCACCCACGGCGTTCCGCGTCTCGACGGGGCGCTCGAAACGGAAGGTGTGCGTCTTGTTGCCGGCGGCGGTGCGGTCGCCCATCAGTAGGCCCCCGTGATCGAGATCGACGCCAGGAGCGTCTCGATGCCCATGGGGAGCTCGTTGACGCTGCCGGGAACCACCCCCTCGCGGTGTTTGAACCCGTGGGCGACGTAAAGCAGGATCACGGACTCGGCCGCCGGCTCGATCCGGCCGCCCGACGCGGGCCCGGCCCAGAACGTGACCACGAGCGGGGCGTCATCATCGAACGTCGGCCAGGTCGTGAACCGGATCACCGCCGGGGTGGAGTCGGCATCGATCGTGTAGGTGGCCGGATTGACCACAACCCCGCCCACGGTGATCGCCAGCGGGTGTGTCCCGTCCACCAGGAGCGGCGGGAGCGGAATGCGGAGCTCGTCCCGGTGGTGGTAATGCTGGTGGTAGAGGCCGTGGTGGTGGTTGTGGTTGTGGTTGTCGAGGTCACCGACGATGGTGGCCCTGAACTGCCGGGTTGCCAGCGTCGTCCCGAGGCGCTGCTCCACCAGCCGGCGGCCGGTGGAGATCAAGCGCAGCAGGAGAGCGTCGTCGTCGGATTGCTCTGGCAACAGGCCCACCTGCCCCTTCGCTGCCGCCAGCGACACGGGCTCGACCTCGGGCTCGGAGAGTTGCTTCAGGGAGCGGACTTTGAGCATGGGCCCCCCGAGTTACTTGGTGGCGCGCTGGACGTTCTTCGCGGGACGGGCATCGGCCCTCTCGACGACGGGCTCGACGACGGGCTCGGGGGCGGCGACGAACGTGGCCAGGCCGCTGTCGACGAGGTGGCGGGCAAGCCCCTCGGGGAACGACACGACGGCACCGGCCTGGTGGTCGCCCCACTCGGAGCGGAACTTGATCGAGAGCGAAGGCATGG